TTAGTTTTCATAACTATCAGTATTTTGTTGCTCCGGCGTGACTTCCACGGTTTTCTTTCCCGGGGCCACACCGAATCTGTGTATTACTTCGTATAAGTTCTTTTCGTTCTGACATTTTGATAATTCCGATTGAAGTCTGTCTTTTTCAGTTTCTGCTTTATCTGCTCGCTTTGTTTCCCGTTCAAGTAAATCATCCATGCTACTTTTCCAGAAGCCAAAAACAGCAACTGTAACGGCTGAAAGCACTCCTATAACCCAGGTTATAATGCTGCTACGGCTTAAGTTTCGTGGTGCTTCCAAAATTTATTAAGTTTAATTATTAATTGTAGGCCTTACTCCTTCTTTGCTGACATTGTTTTTGAGAGATACTTCCGAAGCCTGGCCATTATAGTTTTCTTCCACGTCTGCATTGAACATGCAACCATTAACATAGTTTCTGCCAGGGCTTGTATTGTTTCCTTCAAATTGCATAACTGAAGAAATAAATGCGCTACTAAAAAGAATCCCTTTGCTTCGTATTACACGAATAGGCGCAAACCATGATTGGAAGCCTGAAAAAACAAATCCTAAAGAGATATCCATAGTAAGTATTCCCCATTTAGAAGCATGGTTGATTGTGCCACCAACCAGAGATCCATGCGCCTCATTTGTTCCTGTACCTAAGAAGAAATTACAGCGATTCCCGTCTATATTGTTGCCTACAAATGTGTTGTTTCCTGAACTGTCATAAACCCCAATCTGATTATATGAAATCGTGTTGCCGGAGATTTGTGAGTATTCAGCTTCGCTTGAAAAGTGTATCGCATTAAAATTATTGAAGAAGAAATTATCTTTAATTTTTACTCCATCGGTATACCCTTTATTAAAGCTTGTAGCTTTAATACCATGTCCAGTGATCTGCAAGAATCTGCAACCGTATATGCCAATCCGTTTTACATTGTTAAGAGCTATCGCAATTTCATTTCCTATGCCCAACATATCCCGGATGTCTTCCGGGGTATTTGCAGGGCCATCAACACCATAATAAGGAGCTCCAGCGCTTGCATAAAGCGGTTGAGTGCCGACAAACACGACATCCTTTATAATTACATCATCATCACCGTTAATGTCAAAAAGTGTTGTCACTCCTGGACCAAACTTAATTCTAGCTCCATTGCCATATATTCGGGTCCCATTTTTCGGGGTAATAGTTGTATTGAGCGTATACATTTTATCAGCATCTAAAACAATAACTCCACCGGCAACTAACTTTGCTAGCAATTCAGCATCATCTTTTGTTTTCACATAATCTAATGCAATCGTTGCCTTCCCTTTTGCAGTTTCCGAATAGTCATCGATATGCACTTCTGTGCCTAAAGGATAAACACCGTTGACCCAGGATACACCATTATTCAATGTGTACCGGGTAGGATAAGTAAACCCGGGATATAATGTAAGGTCCTGGGCAAGCCGGGAATCTGTAGATTTAATACCGATATAAACATCTTGATCAAAAGAAGCGGACCAGGGCACAGTATTTACGCCCTCCAGTAAGCCGGAAGCGTTATGTGTTGTGATCACATTTTCATTCATGTCCAGGGCGACAATTTGGATAGTACCCCCGTTTTGATAGTTTGTTTCGATGTAAATACTAACGGCTTTTATCTTATCCCCTTTTACAACCTTATTCAAGGGGTCGTAATAGATTGAATTCACCGCAACTGCACCCCCGGCAAAAACAAAATCATGATCAGCAATAAAATCAGGAACTGGCAACACCTTGCTTTGAGGCAAGTCTCCCATTACCTTTATTGCCCATTTGTCAGACTCCCCTGGAATATCGGAAGCTGTTGCCCCGGCAGGATCTGTTACCTCATAGATTGTCCCTTCATGAAAAACCTGGGCATCTTGCAAGTAAGAAGTTGATTGCCAGTCGTTGTAGGTTGCTGTACCGTTAGCCCCTGGGATCCCTTGATCTCCAGTATCACCTTTTTCACCAGTGTCTCCTTTTTCTCCATCCTTACTTACAATGTCCCAGCTGGTAGCGTCGTTTAGGGATGCGGTATTGTTCGTTTTTTTTGAACGAAATGTTCCGGATATAGTTCCATTATCTCCGTGTACCTCGTTATACTTTTCATAAGTACTACCTGGTACAAACTCTCCTTTATGAACAACTGCCCCGGGTCCTAAGTTTACTGTTACTTCTGCCATTCTATTTTAATTAATTTTCAATCCATTGATACTGGTATCCCTGGTCGGTTTCGGCCAGCAATACCCCTGTTAAGTGTTGTTGAATTTGCGGAGCATTTAATGCCTCTGTTTCTTCTATAAGAGTCACATCATATGTTATTACTGCACTGCTGATATTAGCAGCATCCTGCCCAGGGAAAATGTCCGAAAACTGCATACTGCTAACGATACTGTTATTATTGAAAGGAGGACTAAAGCCTAATGTTTTATATTGACTGTCTTCCAGTATCGCATGAATAATACCGGCAATTTTCTGGCAGATCATCAGGCTCTTTGATTCATCTTTATCTCGAACGCTCAGATCAATAATAAACCGGTCTTCCCCTGTAGAGCAGCCCTGATATTTGTCCGAAAAATTAAGCGTGGCAATCCGGACATTGATAGCCGGCATTTCAGATTGATCGAATACACTGATCCTATTTACCCAGACATTTACACGGATCGTTTCATCATCTTGAATAGTTGCTTGGTTATCCAGTTCAACAAACAAGATTGCCCCGATTGCATCCCTGGCATACTCAAAATTTCTTTTCCCTATTGCGTTCTGTATTTTAGGCATCGCTTAAAATGAATACGATCAATCCCAGGTGTTCATCAGGAAGGACCTCTTTTGTTTTGTAAGTGTTTAACTGTCCGGTTGCATCGGTAAACTGGATCCTTAATTTATTGGCCTCTGCTTTCTGTACCTCACCATTTACCCGGAGATTAATACCGGCCTGAATCAGATCTAGTTCTGAAACGGTGCAGGTAACGGCCCGGCTATTAACCAGGTTTCCTTCATCATCATATTGGGCTGTGTGCCGCTTACTGGTTCCTTTCAGATTATAGGCAAGGCTATCTTTAGTTATAACTATCGGAATAGCAAAGCCATTGCCATTACTGACAATGTGCCTTGCGTCTTGCCGTGCTCTATCCATCAGGCTCATTACTTCTTAGGAGTTGTTTTGCCGGATTTTGCTTTTTCAGCCAATTCTTTACCTAAATCAGCAGGTGGTGCAGGTGTTTCAGGTTTCTGGTCTTCGCCTGGAGGTGGGTCACCAGCTGGAGCCTCTTTCTGTCCGCCGGTTTCATCGGGACCTGTACCAACACCCATTGGTTTTTCTCCTGGTTCATACGGCTTCAGGAAGCCTTCTTTTACCAGCTGATCTGCGTGTCCGTCCTCAAATGCTGAACTGTCAACAATATCATCTGAATAGTGAATTTTGTTCCCTAAGCCGCCTACTGATAAAGCAATTACTACATACTTTGCCATTTGTTTTAAAATTGAAATTTTGTTATAAAAAAAGGCTGCCACCATTAAGCAGCAGCCGTAAATCAACATGAGTACAAAAACCTATACTAAAACTTTCATGGTGAAAATCTGATCAACAGCAACCGGCACCGCTACACCTGCCGACATTACATCAAATTCGTGTGTCGCCTTTCTGCGATCGATGTAATCACCGAAAACAAACGCACCTTTTTTAACTGTTGGAGTTTCTTTACCGTCAATGACTTGTGGAACAGCTCCAAAAGCCATTTTGAAATTGGTAACTTCCGGCACAATGATAACATTGGTATCATCAATGTAAGGCCGCTTAACTCCGTTCTTTTCTTCATAAATCTCCGGATAAGACCAAAGATTGATTTTATTGGAACCGGCTGAAATTTGTCCGTGCAAAGATGCTCCTGTAGAGTTTCTTTGAGGTTCGTGCATATCAGTAAGGAAAACATTTCTGTTATCTCCTTTCTTCAGGTATTTTTCATTGTTTTGAAGTGCTGTAAGCGCCTTTCTGCCCAGGATCGCAGTAAATACACCTGCCTGTGATTTTCCCTCTTCACGGATGAAAGTACATCCTGTTTCGAAGTGTGCAAACGGATCATTCGCATCATTATCCCACGGTGCAGTACCGCTGAAATTCACTTTAGATCCTGACTTTCTTTTATAGTCGATATTGTCGCCATTCTTCAAAGTCACGATACCGGTCTGAAAGACTTCAGCACATTGGTATTCATAACGCCTTTCAATCATAGCTACCAATAATCTCACCTCAGATGCGATCTGATCAACGAGCTGGGCAAACAATTGGGATGAAACAACACCACCCTCATTTGCGCTACCAATAGTAACATTATACAACTCTAATTCTGTAGCTGCAATATACTCGCGGTAATAAGGCGGAATAAAAGATTTTTGCGTTGATCTGCTTACGGCATTATAATTACCCTGGTGCCCCCGGATAACATCAACAGCCATCAATTCCGTGCCACGTTGCACTTCAAATTGAATAGCAAGGCCCAAAGATTCAACAGTTGGGAAAAAGGAACGGAGAAAACTATTTACAGCAATCCTTTCCTGATAAATGGCAACTACTGTCTGAGTAAAAATTGCCCTGGCTTGTTCAACTGGTAATGTTGCCATTTCTGTATTAAATTTTATTGATTATCGAATTTTGTTAATTCTGTACCTTGAATTAGTACAATTTGAGAGTTGCGCTGTAGGATATCGCGATAACGACCTTTATCGGGAACAACTGTATCCAATGTTTCTGCACCGGTAAGTTTTACCATTGCTTCATCAACCCTGCCGGCAACGCAATAGGTTACCGTAATGGTTTCACCAGGGGCAACGGTACGATCGTCACCAAGCACACCAAAAGCATCCACACTCCCATCAGTCGCGGTAGATACGGAAGCAATAATTTTACCGGATACAGCAACCCGGCCAATTAGCAGACCTCTTTCAAGTGTTACTGGTGAACCTCCGCTATTTGTGAATTCTCCGGATTGGTATAAATTATCCCCGATGAATATCTTTCTGGTATCGTAGTTTTTGGTCAACATATCGAATATTATTTGCGGGTAATACCCAGGTCAGAGAATACAGCAGACTGGAAATCTTTAACTTTTTCCTGTGTTGCTGTTTTTGCTTTTTCGGCTTCCGGAGTTTCAACCCCTTGCGGATTCTCAGCTGTGATTGCACTCAGATGTCCGGATTGAATTCCTTTTAATGTGAATTCAGACATTTGCTTCTGTGTGATTTTTTCACCGGATTCAATGCCCTCAATACAGGCTTTAAGGTCCAGGTGTGCAAAAGTCAAAAAGGAGCCAACGCGATCACGCTCTTCCTTTGCGCCTTCTTTCAGTATTGCTTCATACCCCTCAGGATTAGCGGCTTTAAATTCTGGTAAAGTCATTTTATTTGTTTTTTTATTTGAATCGTTATTTGTTGGCACCGCTGCAGGTGAGTTTGTTGTTGCAGTTGCGGTTGCGGGCTCTGGTAATCTTATGGCTGCGATCTTTGCAGATAAGGAATTTATTTCCGCTCTTTTTTCAGGAGTGATTGTTTTTATACTACCAATTATACCCAGGCGTTTTGCCTGTTCTGCACTGATCTCAACATCAATACGGCTATCAATAGAAAAAAGATCATCAAGGCTTACACCGGTTTCCTTGAACCACTGATCAGCGGTAAACTTCCCTTCCATAGCAGCACGTAAATGGTCATTAACTTTTTTAAGGCTGGCCTGCAATTCAGGAGTAAAGGCTTTTTTATCATCTTCAATCCACCATCCATAAGCAGCACGATGAAAAAGGAATGTTGAAACGTCTAAGGCTTCAATATTTTGTGTCGGAACAAACAAACATAGGATAGCTCCCATGCTGGCGGCCTGACCATCTACTTTTAGAAAAATATCCTTTTCGTGCTCGGAGATCTGGGCGATCATGCCGTACCCGTCCAACACACTACCGCCGGGAGTATTTACACGAATTTCAATATTGCTATTTTTGTTATCAGCCAGGTCCTTAATAAAGGATGCGGCTGTATAGGCATATATTGCAGAGTATAAAAGGATTTGCTTTCTCATTTCTACTAAAATAGAAGCGGCGCAAAGGGTAAAAAAAAATAGTCCCGTTTTTGGGACTATTATGGGACTATTTTGGGATTTTTTATTTTACAAATGCTATCTTAGTAGGAACCACTTTGAAATTATAACCATGAGCGGAAAAGAAAAAACACCTGAAATACGCATCAGAACACTAAGAGGAAAAGCATATACACAGCTTTGCAACATGGCCGAATACAACGGACTGGATCTTGCTGACTATGTTAAGCTTTTACTGGTACAAACAATTAATAATACTCCAGAGCACATCAAAGAATACAAAAAAGAGGAAGACAATTAAGCTTCCTCTTTTACTGTAGTTTCTGACTTTTGCGCTGCTTCATTTAAACCAAGCTGTTTTGCTTTTTTCAATTCTTCGGCATAATACATTAATACCGAATCTACATCGCCACCGCCCAGTGCTTCAATCGCTTCTTCCAATGTAGTTAATGGCAGATCCTTTCCTAAAGCTCCCAGCTTTTCCCTGGCTGCGCGAACTTCTTTGTATGGATCTATATGTGGAACATTTGCACCAACAAACCGGGAAAATCGGTAAGCAGATAAAGCCATTTGATTTTTATCCATTATAGATTTTAAGTATTGCGGTGCCACAATCTTATTGGTCAATACTTCAATATCCAGCCAGTATGCAAATACCGGTTTTATTGCCTGTAAGGAAAGGTCATCCCGGCGGACAATAAGTGTATGCTCCCAGTCTTTCATTGCTGCCCTGGAGCTGGAAAAGTTACTGGTGTATAACATCATAGCCACTTCAGGCGGAATGCCAACTGTAGCAAATACATATTTTGCATTTCCGTCATAAAATGGCGTAAAGTTCACTTCCTTTTTACTTTCAACTGCTTCTAAGCTCGCACCCTGCGGCATATTGATGGCACGCTTATTTGTAGTTGCTGCTACTGTGTCAGCCAACTGCTTACCGTTTATATCAATAGGATTTTCCCCGTTGGCATTATTGGTGGGTTTAATGATCTTAGCAAGCTGTTGCCCCAGCGGATTTTCACCGGTAGAAAAAGCCTGGTGTTCAATGGTAAACACCATCTTTGCCGCTTCTTCTGCTGATCCCAGCGTGGCTTCCTTGTAACGCTCCATTTTACTGGCCGTTTCCATTACTGCTGAGATCAAGGGCAATCCGCGGACCTCACCGATCCGGTATTTCAAACCATATACCATGAATGCCGTACGGTTGCCAAATTTATTGCGGGCCTTGATACGCTCCCAGGTAAAAGGTGACGTTTTCACATGGTAGGCCACGTGCTGCCCTTTAGCATCAATTTCTACACCATGACGGATCCGATTTCCTTCAGCACTGATATAATCCGTGCCGCTATAACTACAACCCCAGGGAGTGCAGATATTAGCGCCATCGACGATCTGAGTTTTCAGAGTATTATTAATTACTCTTTGGATCACAAGACAATCGCCGCCGATAATGGCATTCAGAAAAATTTCCTCCAGCTGCTTTTGAAAAGTGGTCATATCAGCATAGTCAGACATAAAGTCATTAGACCATACTTTAAACCTCATTTCTGACTGGTTCGTGAATGCTTTAACTTCTTTTTCTGAAAGGTGTATCCCCTCTGTTTCCAATACATCTAAATTGGGTTCAAGTTTCAGTTTTAAACCCTCACCCACTACCCAGGTAGCGAACCGCCTGAAGACCAACTGGCAGATCTCCGAATCCAGGAACATTTGCCAGGACCTTGCCCGGAGCATATTGTAATCAACTGTATAGTTCTTAACTGGCCCCATTTCACCCAGATTCTTTTCCCCGTCAAAAGAAATTGAATAGCTGGACATATAGGCCCGTGGTTCTTCCGTTGCAATACCTGTTGGTTGTTCTTTATTTAATCCTAATAATTTATCCCAAAATCCCATAATTATATAAAGTTTCTGCCATCTACTAACCGGAAAGTGCGGCCGTTGAGCTTATTAATATACATTTGTTTTAATTGCTCCATACTCCTTATGGAATTCGCAATATCTACCGGTGTGTTGTAAACAGACCGGATCTTTGTCTGCCCGTCATCTAACTGATATTCTTTGTATTGTGCTGCAGCTGCATTATCAATCAATAGTATGGTTAGCGCACTGATCACTTGATCAATACGCACGATCTTTTCCTGTAAGCTGATCGCTGATTCGACATAAACCCCTGCGCTATTGTAAATCATAATGTTTTCAGTTCGTCTATTTTTGAATTTGATATATTTAAACTGGTGTAAGTGGGCAGATATACACCACCTACACCGGATATTCCTGTTGCAATTTTACTGAGCTCAGTATTAATCTTTGTTACCAGCTCCTGCAGACCTAGATTCAAAGGCATATATCTTACCAGGTTATGCGTATTGCCCATAAATTCAATGGTGCCATTGTTTTTCAAGTGGATAAATGTGGATTGATCACCATTCCCATCCAAAGAGTATAGCCGGATTTCACCCATCTTTGCCACCTGGTTTTCATTGATGTAGCCTATGATCACACTTTCTTCACTATTTGAGGTGTCGGAATACAGTGCCACCATTCCATCCAGCGGAGCGGAATCAATACCAAAAGGCATGCTTTCATAAGGCTCGCGGATATCTTGTTCACCCATAGCCATGACCTGGATAATCCTCTGTTTCGCTCTTATGAAAACATTTTTTATATAGGTAGTGAAGATCATTCAAAAATATTTTTAGGAGTGTCCTGGTTATATACTTCCGGCAGGTAACAATTTATGGAGCAGCTTTCGCCATTCGTATCCAATTTGTAAGAAACGCTTTCTATAAAAAAACGTGTTTTTTTGAACAAAAACAAATATGGATTTTCAAGAGTGATGATCTGATTGGGCTTAATGAAAACCCCGTTAATGTTCCAGGTACTAAGATTCCCTTTTATCCCGATGCCTTTTAATTCTTCAGACAGGTTTGTCCGTGCGGCCTTACCGGTATCATGTTCGTCTCCTGCTTGCTGCCTGGCCACTCGGGGGCGGAATACATTGCAATAGGGATTAGACACCTTTGCCTGGCCCACTACCGGATTCTTTTTAGTATTCCGGCCGCCGATCTTTGCCTGCCGGAGCGTTGTCACATCAGAGTGCATTTTTTGACCATCAAAATCCAGCGTAAAGTCTATACCTGGAATACCGCCTGTAAAATCAAATAGCGGAGTGGCCTTTGTGTTGCATTCAGTAAGGATTATATTCCCATTTGCATCGTGTGTGACAATAATCCCCTGCTGTGCGGCCATGTCGGTGATGTACTGCTTTGCGCTTTGCTGATTGGTTGCAGTGGCATTCTTAAATACTTTGCCTATTCTCCCGGAAACGGAAGGATCAACAATCACATTAATACCAAATTCAGCACATATCTTTTCGGTGATGGACTTAAGGTCCAGCCCTTTGGAATGCAACGGATAGGCGCTTGTTGGTATCTGGCAATCTTCCAGAACACCGGTATGAGAATAACCCGAAATAGCCAGAGCATTGTTCTGGGCACTACTTACAAAGGACATATTCAGTACCGTTCCTGTAAGCAATATTTCATCATTGTAGTAGACCTTCGCTGTTTGGTAATCTCCCGGCTTAAACGCCCTTTTGTGGGCCTCGTTGCTGGGGTCAAACCAAGCAGTAAAGGAAAAATCACTGGCCACACTGTCATACCTCAGATTAAGGTTAAATTCAAGGAACTTATCAAATGCCGTATCTCCTATAACAAGTTTAAACATAGTACTTAATTAATCTATCTTTTTTCAATTCGAGCATTTCAGAAATACCGATCCGGTTTGATTCGATAAAGAAAACCAGGTTTTCATCAGCCCGGTCAAGGCCGTAATATTTTTTAGCCAGCAATACCGGATTTGAATCTTCCGTTAACCGGATTGATCGCTCCTGTTTACTGTTCAGCGCAATTTCCATCAATGCGGAAATGGTATAACTGAACAGGTTTGAAACATTGCGGATCGTATCTGCTCCGGGTAAGTAGCCATCAACCTGCCCGCCGTTCGGGGAGCTGATCGCATCCAGTGAAATGATCCAGTCATCATAAATACTTTTTAGCTCCCTCATGACCGGCAAAACACCACTTACCAACCGGAACGAATCGCCCACATTATTTACAACAGATTGGGCCATACCCATGAGCAGGAAACTGGACTGGCTTTCGTAAAGGCGTTTTGATGTCCGGGTGAACAGGTTGCCAATATTGTTCCGGATGATGCGGTATTGAAGCTTCAGCATGTTCAGCCTGTTTTCAACGGTATCCAGGAACGCATAAGGCATGGTGGAAAAATCATGCAGTGCCCTGGCAATTTGTACCGTACTGGAAGTACCGCTGTTCAACAGGGCGATATATTTATTGTACCCGTTCAGGTACTTTGAAACATCTGCAGCAGCTTTAATTTTCCCAGCCGTTGTTTTATACTGGTTCATGGTATCTTTTAGCAGTGATCGCTTATCAGCCACCTTTACAGCTGGGATATCAGAAGTAACCGCTGCTATTTCACTATCCTTTGCCAGATCGGCATCCGCGGTGATCTTCTCCACCGGTGCAATGGTGACCTTTAAAACATCCATTACCTGGATCGTTTCCATACAATTGATTTGCACCATGCTGGTATTCAAATCTTCGTTTGTGTATGATATCGTTAAAGGCTGGGCCAATATTTTGCCATAGCGAGGGTGATCGATCTGCCATGGCCGCTTATCCAAACTAGATTGATCAAATGCCTGGATCTGCTCCAGGTGATCAGCACCATCAAATACCAAGTCTAAAGGCAGTATCCGCCCTTTCGTTTCCAATTTCTGCACCAGTGATCCCGGAAGCATTGGAAATTCCATAACGGTATTATTAAATTCCCGGCTATATTCTGAAAACATCCATTTTGGGGTATAGACTTTGCCATCCCCCGTAACGATCGTTAACTTTTGCTGTAACCTTTCCTGCCAACTCATTTGTTATAAAATTTCTTAACCTGATTTAATGCATGTTCGTTAAAGAATTTTTCCATTTTACCAGCACTTTTTTCAGATGCTTTTTTCATAAATTCTTTCTTATCAATTTTTACCTTTCTGCCTTTTTTATAGGAATATAATGCCTCAGCTCTTATATCAAGCCTTCTTGAAGATTCTGCCCCTTGTCTTCTGGTGCTGCCCCATATTTCCTTGATTCTGAGCACGGTACTTATACCGTTTTCTCTGGGTGTCATCACATGGGCATTTGCTCCGTACTTTTTAGCGGCATAGAATGCGGCCCGGATGAATTTCTGTGATTTATTTTTAGCTCCCCTTACTTTATTAGAATTGACAATGTTTTTTAATACAGTGGTTCTGTTCACAGGGCGGACGTTTTTCTTCCGACTTTTACCTACACGCGCCTTATCATGAGCAATAAAAGAACGACCCCCTATAACACCCCCTTCTTCTTGCTGCTTTAGTTCTTCAACAGCACGATCCATGCCCTTTCCACTTGTCTTTTTAAATCCTATCGTTGATTTCATGCTAGACACGTTGAATCCTGTTGCCTGCTCAACTTTTGAGGTGGCTTTAAAGAAAGTTTTCTTACGTTCAACAAAATTGTCGGTGGCTGACTTGGGCATAGTTTTGGTCTTAACATCAAAGGCAGCACTATTCAGCGTTTGCCTGATTGCTACCGGCAAAGCTGATTTACTGAGTTGCTCCAATTTTTTGGCGTAATTCCTGACTGCCTTTGTATTTACATTGATCTGCATTAGGCAATTTCCAGTCTAAACGAAAACCCAAAAAGCCTTAGAGATCCATTAGGAAAGGCCGCTCCTCTTGTAATAGTTACCTTACCTGTTGTAGCATTTAAAACCGCAGGCAGGACTTCAGCGCTAAAGTAAGTACATGTTCCTGGCCGCGGAATAGTGTTGTTAGCAATAGTAAGAGAAGTGATCGCAGAGGGAATATTAACGCTAATCGATGTACCTATGCTATTCAGTGTAGCACTGAAAATACATTGCCACTCCAATGTCTTCCCCTGTATTCTTATTTTATTAATAAATGAAGTGCCAGCAGTTATTGTTCCTGTATCTACACTTAATATAGGGGTCGTTAATGCCGTCCAGGATTGAAGGCCTGCCAGCTTTTCAAACGCATCATATAGCTGAAACCCATTTGTAAGGTTGTCAGGAAGACCATTAGATGTCAATCCGGATATTGCGAATAATCGTGCAAAAAATTGGTGTATATCCCCGTAAACTTGGACATCTACAGGAGTTCCATCACCTGTACCTGTATCATTCTTAATTGCTCCGTATGGATAATCTGCATCCGGAGGCATCACATTAGCTTTATTTTCTAGTTTAATCATTGCTTTATTATTGGTAGTTTACAAATAAAATTCCGATAGTATTAACAGGCTTTAACCTTAATATCATTTGCCTGAATTCTGCCTCTCTTTGTTGAGGTATTATAGCAAACTCTGGCATATGATCACCAGCAATATAAAACGTACTTTTCCACATGTCACCATTAATGGCCAAATCACCGTCCCGGCTGCGTTCAATATGGTTAGCAACGTAATTGTTGAACCGTGCTCCATGTCGCAACAACGGGCGATGCCTTAGCGTTAATGAGTGATATGCTCCCAGGTATTGGAAAGTGCTATGTTGTAAAACATTGCTATGCCTAGTCGTCGGGCTATGCATGGTGGTATTGATCGGGGCCAACCATTCATTAGGTGTTTTCGTTCCTAAGCTGTAAGCAAATACACTTCCATTTTCAATCACAAACTTTAATTTAGCTCCTGGTAAGTATTTTACTACAATATCTCCACCATCCATGCTGAATTCATAAAATGCCATCTCTTCTTCATCTCCGGTAATAACCAATTCCATATCATCATTGAACGAAAACTCTATGGATGTGACAACAGGGACATCAAACTTATTAGGATAAACACGGACATTAAAACCAACCGCCCGGAGCTGCTGCTCCAAGGACTTGTAGTATTGCCTCGGGGCATCGGTGACCGGGTAATTATACTTTAAGCGTATTGCGGCCATGCGATTTACCAGTGCTACGCCTGCACCATTAATCATACCCAAACGTTTTTCCCACATATCAGCATCTTCTGTAGTAAAGTTTGCATTATCAGGAAAGGCGGAATCAAAGGTGCTCAGCGCCCCCTTTAGAGCTCGCTCTTCACTCAGGGACAATGCTTTGTTCAATCGATCCAAAACACCGCCCTCCGGCTGCCAAAATGCGCGCCCTTTGGGTAATAGTTGCTTTGTTAATTTCCTGATGATGCTAAGCATAGACTACATTTACTAAATATGGGATATTACCGTAACTGAATGTTTTGATAGATACTGTATTGGCACTTGATGATCCAATTTGAATGCTCATTTCTACAGCCCCAAAACCCAACCCCGGAATTGCATTGATCATCCAGGATATTACCTGATTCGTACTAATTGTGTCGTTACGTTCTTCCAGTATATCTGCACCGGCAATAAATGGCCTCACTTCATCTACCTGTTCTTTGATAGCTGCATTGATTATTGCTTTTTGTGATTCAGTAATACCAGCACTATTATTAATCGTTATTGTCAATTTATTGATCACTACCGGATATACATTATTTGCCCAGACACTTAATGGAGTACGTCCTTGTTGTGTGTTGGGATCAATTTCCAAAACTGATGCTACATTATCCAGTATTGTTTGCGTAGGAGTTCCCATACCGTCAGTACTATCCTCTGGTGATGCTTCTACATATATATCGACCTCGGCAGCAGCCGTTGGGCTTGTATAAGGGTAAGAAGCTTTAACCCCTTGAGCATCCTGCGCCCATAAGATGTAATCAGCAGATGCACCGCCTTGCGGTTCAAGTCGGTAGCTGTCAATGATCGCCTGTCGGTAATCTTCTTCCGATTCCGCAGCTGTTGGTGATACAGTTTCTGCAATAACAAGAGCTTCGCCAGTAATACCTACAATAGGGACGGTACAGGACAGCCCGTCATTTACATTTAATTTGCTTTCCAATCCCGGATTGAGCGCCCGGAGTTCAATTATATTATTTACCTGATCGATATTATAATCCTGATCACTGATTAGAAGCACCCCTGAGTTAAGGGCACTTTCCAGGCTTTTAAATATTGTACCGGTTGGAATAAAAGCATTACCGGTTGCTGTTACAGTTACATCATACTTTCCCGAAGTGGCTGGGAAAGGATTACGATTTATCTTTAGCCGACCGATTCTTTCCAAAGTCCCTCCCATGCTTTCCGGTTCTGCCGTATCTGCAAAGAGATTTTTTTGTACTTTACCCAGGAGCAAATAGTATAGTTTTAATTTTGCTGATTGCCAGGCAGCCTGAGCACGTAACACCATTTTGCCAAATGGCAATATTGATATCCCCATTTCGGTTTGAAGGTCCTGCAGCGACTGATCATATAATTCTTTAAGTGTAGGGATCTTAAACATCTCTTCGTATAAAAATTAAGCTTCCGGGCAATACAAATTGTAATATGTACGCCTCATTGTTTATCAATATTTGAATGTTCATTTTATCATCACTGATAACCTGGGCTGATACGCTTACCGTTGTTCCGGGAATTTCTGAAGTGAAGAACTTAAGATCTTCGCGCACTGCATTTTCAATAGTTACCCGTCCTGCGGAATTTAAAGCCACCTCTTTTAGTGTCTTTTCAGTTTTTGATTCATACTTTTGAGACCCTTCAAGTAGTAGATCATTAGCCCAGTATTCGTAACCCCCGAATAGCGCCTGGTAGATCATTGTTCCGAAATTGCTATCCAGTAATAGATCGTTCCCTTCTAATACAAAATCCCCACCATCATCAGTTTCTTTCATCAGTAAATCAATCATACTATCCGATATTAGAGGTCAATTTAATTGGTATTCCTGCAGGTGCTTTATAACTAAAGTCTTTCGGATTCCCGTTTATATCAATACTTAGCCTGTTGTTGATTGTTTTTTCAAATGAGGCTGTAGTATATTCTTGTTGAGCTTTTTTTAAGTCTAAGACTTGAGCAGATGGCTTACCTTCGTCGCCTTGCATAACCTTCATTATATGTTCGTAGTCAGATCGCCCTTTAATCTGGCTATTCGTTAATCCAGGTGCTAGCATTGTATCAATACCACGCAATGCATTTTTAGCCCAGTCTCCCCCAAAACTGTCCGGGAGTTTTGCTAATAATTGCAATAATTGAGTAACTGGCGTGAGCATAAATTTTACAATACTTTTCCCTATTTCGACAATAGCACCTACAATTCCATAATCTTCAAATAGTTGTTTAGTGCTTTTCCATGCCCCTTTGATTGCCATAATAGCTGCTACAATATCACCCAAAGGGCCAGCCAGGTATCTTGCGTATTTCCCCCATTCATCCCAATAAGCAATGAGTACAACAACTGTAGCAATAATAGCAGAAATAGCCAGCGCAAGTAGGCCGATGGGACTTGCAATAAATAATACAGCTTGAATAGCCGCACCTATTCCCCCAACTGCGAATGCAAGAGCTGAAGCACCTAGCGCAACCTTGCCTATGGTTGATGCCAGTTCCGGATTTTTAGTTATCCAGTCAGAAACATTTTTAATGATTGGTTGAATTGTTGTTAATATTTTGTCTAATACAGGCAAGAAAATTTCTCCTACCTTAATTGCCAAAGCCTCAAATTGATTTTTTAGTTGCGCAATTTTAGCGGCATGAGTAGCATTTTTAGCCGCAGCCTCCGCAGACAGCGAGTTGTTTTTTGCAAATTCATAATTTGATATTCCTAGAAATTCCGTAAACACTTTGTAACTTGAACCTAAAGAGCCCAATGCCATTTTTGCTTCCTTATCGTTTATCTTCAATTTTTTTAATATATCCGTCATTTGAATCGCATTTAGCCCATTCAATGATTCCGCTAATTTGAACACAAAATTTGAAGGGTCTGTATTAAATAGGGTTATTGCTTCTTTAGTCCCTATTTTCATCTGCTTTGCAAAAGCTCCAATATTCCCACCAGCCAATGATTGGACTTTATGGAAACCAGACGATGCGATTTCTGCCGTAATTCCTGCCTTATTAAGAACTGCGCCAAGAGCAATTGTTTCCTGGATTGTTGGTTTAAAAGCTTCAGGCAATGCTCCTATTCTTTGCGAAAACTCATTGATTGCCTGAGCATTTGCGCCTTTTGTTGTCAATTCATTAATCGCAGACCCTATCTTATTTATAGTATTTGCAGAGTCAAGTAATCTTGTCTCTTTATATAGATTTCGTAAAGAAGCTATACTCTTGACAGCTTCTTCTACTCCACCAAAGTCAGAGCCTAGAGCTAAATTGAATTTATCTGCTGTCTTAGTAAATGCCTCCAATTGATTAAGCTCATTAATTCCCATAGAACCCCCAATTGCTGCTATTTGAGTAAGCTCTTGTATTGATGTTCTTGTTTGTCCTGAATATTTGAGAATTGAATCACCTAAGTTTTTAAGGCTTGTACCACTTAATCCTGTCGTTTTAGCAACATCAGCCATTGCATCCTCAAAAGCAATAGTTTTTTTCGTAGCCAATACCAATGGGGCGGCAATTGCAGTACCAACAGCAACTCCACCAACCATCATTTTTTGAGAAACATTATTCAGGTTTTTATATTTCCTTTCCATTGCTTCTAACGACCCGTTAACCCGTGCTGCCATTTGTTGCACAGGTCTTGTTAATTTATCGATTGCTGTAAAAATTGAAGGAATAGTAAATGCCATGCTATTTTGTTTTTAGGCTTTTTATTTTTTCATCGATGATTTCGTAGTGTCTGACTAACCCTTTGTGATCATTATCGTCTAAAAAAAGAGCATCAACAACCTCTGGCGGCCAGTGATGCTCTGATTCTATAGTAAGTGCCATATTATTAACACTATCGAAATCACCTACATAAAAAAAGCGGCTACTGCATTAGAGATGTTTGAATCAATAGTATCCATTTTTGCCAAAACTGAGATAGGAACTCCTGCTAACGCTGCAGAATAGGCCAAAAGTCGAGAATCCGCATCGGTCCCAGCATTTTTAAGCTTCTGTCCTACCTCTTCAACGGTAACCCTGGGCTTATATTTAAACCCGTTAATAGGTGTGTCTCCTGACTCAATAGGGAATGATAAATTGTGTGTCCAGCTGTAGTCCTCATTTAAGACTAATGCTCCGTCTTCAACAGCCTCAACAAGTGTTGCCTTAAAGTCCTCATATTTTTCAATCTTTTTAGGACGAATTCTTTTATAGGATAGCCAATTTTCAACATCTTTTACTGCTACTTCGTGTGATACTGTACTCATTTTATTATATTGATTTTTTGATTAAACAATTTTTTTCAACTTACCACCGCCATTCACTTTTAAGGTGAATGTTGCAACATTAGCATCCGGCTGAACATCACCAACAGGAGAGCCCAGGCCACCATATACCGTCCCGTTAATAAATGTGAAAGTCCAATCGCCTTCTTCCGGACTAGCCTGTAAATCACAAACAAACTCGGCCGCTGGCTTTGAAGCCACAGTATCATTTACTGCAGTTAATTCAAATGACCAGGCTGCCATATTCATCTGCCTGATAATTGATCCATCAGTTGCAATCTGGTTTGCATCGTCATTTTTACGAATACCCCCCAGGTCAAAAGTTGAACCTTCATTAGATTTTATTTTAAAAATTCCAGTCCCTAATGTGGGATGGTTTACTGTTACTTCTATGATATCGCCACCTACAGCCATCGTTATTTATTTTTTAGATATTACCAAAATTGAATCCGGCAGTTGCTGTAGTAGCCGACTGACGTAAGAACCCGGAACGCTTATACCTGAATTGGGTTTCAAACCTATCCGGATTTGTAGAAGAAATATTTACCTGTAAGCTTGACTGCATAAAAGAAGCATCGGCCAATAATCCACGAGTAACCAGGTCATCAGCGTAAGTATTCAGTATTTGCTTCCATTGCTTTGGCTTAAGGACCTTAGTTGCGTTAACTCGATCACCGTCATTTGCCAATGCATGCCCAACAACATTGATCTGCTCAAGCAAGTAGTAACCATATTTTACATTGAAGTCGATCATCAGCGTGCGGCAGTATCGGAATTGAGGCACTGCCTCACCATCAGGGTGATAGGTAGTTACAAAGTCTTTCACCTGATATCTTCCATTAATCAGGTCTACAGTTGAGGAGCCTTTCTTAACGATTGCATCTCGGCCATCATAAGCACTCATCATCCCAATGCTTGCTGGTGCAGGCATATCCGGGTAGGATTTCTCCAGCACATCAAGGTGCGGAGTATCCTGACTCACACGGGCATAAAGTAAGGCCATATTTGCAGCGGCTTCCATCGGCAACCCCTTGCTTAAAGGTGCTGGGGCAATAGCAATAGTTACATTATCTTTTCTTGAATCAGTAACTGAACTAGGATCCTCTAATGTGCTCCCCGTAATTGCTATAAACGGCTTCATGATAATTCCGCTATAACGACCAGTTGGCTGTTCATTGTCAGGGATACCGTTAAAGGTTTCCAATGCGTTCAGGACTGATGAAACGGCACCGTATGAGTTAATTACAATTGTATTCCAGGATGAACCAAAAAGAGCTAAAGATGCAGCAATATTCGGAGTGCCACTACCAGCAGTGGTCTGAGCAACAGCATATGTTATCCCGGCACCATTACCATCATTAATTACTTCAATTGAAACATCCTGAGCAGTTAACCCGGTCCATTTTGTAGTTGCTGTGACCACACCTAGTGCTGATGTTGCAGATACAGGAGCGCCTAAGGCTGCATTTATTGTATCAGAGATTTTTCCTGCTATGATTGTTGGAGTGTCACCTGATACGATGTTGAATTCATAGCTGTAAGCATCGACTGCTGACCTTCCGGCAATCAACAACTTATGTGTGCGGTTCTCTGTTGCAGAACCGGTAATGGTAATCGTTTGAACCCGAGCGGCAGAACCAACGGCTGCTACTTGTGGGTAGACTACAATAGGAATACCACCAACGCCATCACCGCTCACGGGCTTAAGAATGCGCATGATCTGGTGAATAGGCGAACCGAATCCGTATAAATTACCGGCTTGCTGTGCCGAAATCAAATCCTGTGGAGCTGTATTAAGGGTAGCCTGGTTTGCTGTATTCGCTTCTGCCAGGATTGCGATCCGTTGCGGTAAATTGGGGCTTGTTTCAGAAAAGTTTGCTGTTCCGATATTATAGCCTACAATTGCAGAAACCCTTTCTTGACCTATTGCATTGTTCATTTTTGATTGGTATTTCTACTAAAATAGAAGCGGCGCAAAGGGTAAAAAAAAATAGTCCCGTTTTTGGGACTATTATGGGACTATTTTGGGATTTTTTATTTTACAAGTAAGGGGCGACCAAAGCGGCATAATCGGCAAAGGTTAATTTTTGCTTGTATGCTTTTGTAAGTTTATCAATAAAGACATCCCGGATCGCCATGTTATAAATTCGGCAATCCCATAAGTGGTTTTGCTTACCGTTCTTTTTCTTCCAGACGATAGCATTTTTTTCAAATGCCCGTTCCTCTGATTCAAAATGCTCAAAATAATTTCTGAACCCATACAGCCCGTGACCCGGTTGGGGGAAATTAAGAAAGTTACCAGGTTGTGGTGTACCATCGCCGCCCCAATTTAGATTCATATACTCGGCTAGTCTATCTTTAATCAATCCTACACGTACGATATACAATTGTGGCCTTTCTGTTGATTCCCTGATAGTTTTTTTATCTTGCCCGATCTTTATTTTTTCTTCCCCTTCTCCTTTGAAGCCTATAATATTGCAATTGGTTCTATCAATAAAAGCATAAGCATCCGTTGTACAGTGGCCAGTATCCAACCCTGTAATTGCAATTGGAATTTCGCGGCCCGTGTCTGTTTTATATATAGGTTCCAGGATCTTTTCAAATTCGGGCCATACAGAATTTGGCATGTTTTCCTGGTAGGTCCACTTAACCCGGTCATCATCTTTTTTGCTTTCTCCTTTTACAAATGTTCCAATAGAACCATGAGTAATTGAATAAATGGTGCCGTTTTCAGCATGTGCAACAATCTCATAATCAAGACGGGCATCATCCCGGTTACCGTTCATATCCGCACCACATGTAAGCAAAACAATTTTCCCATTCTCATCATCTATAGATATTGATTCCGGAACCATTCCTATTTCATAATCGCGGATGTTTCCCATGATGGCATTAGCCTCCGGAGCTTCTGCAGTTTCTTCATAGGTTAATCCGAGCACCACATTTACAAACGTCTTGTATTTTGCTTCATCTCTAGGCTGACCTGGAGGGTGAATATCAATCCATCTCCTTACATAACGTTCCCAATTGTAGATACCAGGCGGAGCATATAGGCTTGAAAGATGGTAACTGTAATAGCCAGGCTGTGACGGTTTAGCGGTCGGTTGCCAATATCCCTGATTTAATAGTTGATGTTTCTTTTCATCCGTAAAGAATCCTCCACATTTTTGACAGGTATATCCAACGGATTCTGCAATAAGTTCCCCATTTTCGTCAACTTGCCAAGTTATTCCGCCAGTAATGCCGTTTTCTTCTATCGTCCAAACCCATTCTATAAATTCACCACAACAGGGACAAGGAGTTAGATATTTTCGTTGATCCCCTTTTAAATATACCGGCTCAATATTTGATGTTGATTTAAGTTCAGGAGTTGAAATATAGTAAATTTTATGCCTATTAGCATAAGCGGCAAAACGTTGTTCAATCAAATCGATTGTATTACCTGATTCCTTAGAAGAAGACTTTACAGCCTCTAAGTCATCAAACCATCCATACATTAAATCCACTTGCCTCCACGCCTTATGATTTCCTGCGTAAGCAACTGTTAAATATCCTTTTGAAAACTCCTTTTTTGTATTAGTATCGCCAGATTTTTGTGCCCTATTTCTGTTAACACTCGGTTTAATCAAATGACGGATACCGCTACCATCTATCATTAAATCTACTTTTTCCATTGCCGGATCTATCAGGTCCGGTGATCCAACTGTCAAGTAAGAGTTCCCTGGTTGATTTGCAATCATCCAGCCAATTCCGGGGATCAAAATAGTTGACGAAAACCCTAGCTGACCTCCTTTCATTACTGCAACCCATCTTGCCGGATGATCCGGAGCCATACAATCAATTATTTCACGCGTGTAAGGGGTTAAAGAATATTTTAGCCTGCCAGGGAATGCGCCTGAATTAATTACAATATTTTCCTCTGCCCATTGGCTAGGTTTGATATTTGAAATTGAAACCTTGCTATTTCTTACAAGATTTTCAAAAGCAGATACATATTCTTTTACCCCTCTTATTTCATCAAGTCCTTTCACCAACCGCTAATATTGAAGTGTAATCATTAATAATTTGTTCAACAGATTTTGCAGTGTTTTCTATTGCCTGATCTATTGCCCGATTTAAAATATCAACCAATTGGCCCCTGATTTTTGCAATTTCATCTACACTAAAACGCTTCTCTGCACTTATAATCCGTATAATATCATCAGCCCCATTTTTAAACTCAATAAGAATAGATTGATTATGAGCTGTAAAGACATTTTGAATTAAATCCGCAGGAACGACTTCCCCCCTTTGCTTTTGGATTTTAATCGTGAGCTGTTCAATTTCCTTTTCCCTTTTTAGTGTATCCAGGTATTTAAGCAGTTGTACAGAATCCTCATATTTAGGGGTAGGTTTCCCGTTCCTTGATTTACCAACCGCCTTTTCTGCTTCATCAACCTCCGCCAAAATCTTATTAAAGGCATCGGTATGAGTAGTGTCTGGCTTTGCTTCCACTTTTTCAGGTGCAGCAGGGTACTTCTTTATCCTGTTTATAATCTCAGCTTCTTCCAGCTCTGAGGTTTTCTTTGCCTGTTTATCCCGAATGAATAATGCGTTTGTTGGATTTTCTGTATCAAACTTTTTATTCTTACCTGATCCTGTAGCAACGATTTTACCCCGGTTCTCATAGGAAGCCAGGGAGGTTCTCTTAATTATACAAGCGTCTGCGAATTCGGATGCGGTTAAAAGTGCCATTTTAGACAGGGAAAATCACGTTAAAGTCAATGTGGTTCCTACTAAGATAGCATTTGTATAGCAATTGTATAATGGGATTTTATACAACTTATACATTTTTTATACAAAATTTGAAATAGGGTGATACATGTTTTTTGATGCGGTGTCCCATACTTTGCGTGACAAATGGGATTGTGAGGGAGTACCTTTTGATTATCAATGTATTACGAATCGACATAACAACGCATAGGCTCTGACCGTTTATTTATGATCACTAATCTTATTGCTGATTATCGCCAATCGATTAAGTATCTCAAGGAGAAGTGATGCAATGATGCTAAGTAGACAAGCATATGGATGCTTGACAAGCATAACCCCTAGTCCGCTTATGAGTAATGCTAATGTTATGTGCAACCAAAAAGGTATGCCTTTTCCTTCGTGTTTCATATTTACTTTACTTTTCTTATTGCGAATGATCTATTGTATTTGTGTGATGTGTGTGTGCGGTAATAAAGGATGATCTGCCCGTTCTGTCGCTTCTTCTTTAGTTCGGTGTAGTTGCGCAGTTGTTGGTGTGTGGTGATACCAAGATATTCCATCACATCTCTTCCAGTATTGAATAGTTGCCTGGATGCTCTGCGTTGCTCGATATCCTGTATTGACAGATCGTATAGGTAGTAAGCTTGACCCTTAGTTCTGATATCGGTTATCTCGTTCATGACGATATTATTTGTGTGAATAAAGATTTGAACGTCTCCACATCTCTCACGATGTGTATTTCTTGGCCCTGGGAGGCCCATACGGGGTGTAATTCCTTCTGGTCCTTAGATAGTACGCCTGTATCGTCTTTAAACTCAAAAGCGTGCCATTTCCCGGCATATAGGAAAAGCATATCGGGCACGCCGGCTATTACTCCGGATGATTTGAGTTGCATTGCTTCAATTGGATTGCGTTTTCCACCGTTTGGGACGTGGAAGAGTAGTCGTCGCGTTTGTGGGTATGTGTTCCATGCCCATTGGAAACATTCGGATTGTATTTGGATTTCGCTAGGCATTTTTATAAGATTGAGTGAATAAAAGAATAACCAGGCTCCATAATGAGCCGGTTTTGTAAAATAAAAAAGCCGCTATTGATACGATAGCGACATTGCAAATAGCGACGATTGCTTCTGTGAGTTTGTTCATTGGAGGATTATTATTGTAATATTTATTTAATGTAAATGGCAGGGGGCTAAGGTATCCGGGTAGCCACGGTAGCCACTTTTCCTATAGATTCTTTTGTGCTATAATATCTTTTTGCTCCACTGTGTTTTTATTTATTAAAATATACTCTATAATAAAAAGTAGTTACACTAGTTACCTATATCGGCTGTAATTATTATCTGTATTGCGTTTAGGGTTAGGTAACTACTATTTGTTTTCAGTTATACCCTTATTACTATAAATCTATTCAAATGCAACGCCAGCAAGGGTTTAATAGGTGTAACCAGGGTGTAACTATTTTACTGAATTGCGCGCCTTTTTACGTAATAACCATACCTTCTGGCAGCTCTTTTCCCTTTTGAGACCCTCTCGAACCCACATTTTTTCAATTCTTGCCCTAGTTTGTTAATGTTCAAACGCTGCCCGGATTGCATTTCGATGCGTGCTTTTATCTCTGAAGTGGTCAAAAATTCCCGATGTAGATCATCAGGAGGCAATTCATAGTATGCCATGAGCAATTCTCTTTCGACAGATGGTGCCTGAAAGTCTTCCGTCTGGCTTGCCAGGTATTCGATCTCTTCTTTAGACAAAACCGAAGTGAATCCACTTTTGTGCAGGTGATACACCTCCATTAAAAGATCAGTCTTGTCAATAGAATTGTAGAGCTCCTTGTCAATATAGTCGATCACCTCAATGGGGATAATACGTCGGTTGCCGGTAGGGTCATTGAGCAGATCACTATCATTTGATGTCCCACCCAATACAGCCAGCCTACGAAGATCAACATTATGACGACCGTAGGGTTCACGGAGAGAAAACCATTTCTTTGAGGTCAATTCTTTCAGCCTGGCGGTCTCCTTTTTGGACTTACCACCCATTTCGTCATCAACAATAAGCAGCTTAGAGGTCATTAGGATCTCATCATCCTTGCCAGCATCAAGTTTGGATTCTGCGTAGTAGGAGCGTATATCCCGGGGTAGTAGCCGCCTAAACCACTCAGTTTTTCCCGTTCCCTGCCTGGAACCAGATAACACCAGCATAAGAGGGGAAAAATCTCCTTCTATAGATTCGACAATACCAACCAGCCATTTGGTGATGAATAGCTCCTTGTATTCTTTTGGCTGTGAGCTGCGAATACTATTGCATAGCTGCACAATTAGACCGGATGGTTGCCGGTGTCGGTTCGCCTGGATAAACTCAGTCAACGGATTATAATCCTGAGTGAAATCGGAATTAATTACTCTTTCCATAAGTTCAAATGATGTTTTGTCTATTGCTTTTTTGGTATTAATGAATACGGTGTTCAGGTCTTTTGTTTCCATGGGTACACCACTGTTTTCAATTTTTCGGGTAAGCTCGTTACGCCTGAAGGTGTAGTTTTGGCGTAGGTATATCATCAAATCTTCAAGGATGGATTCATTGTCCTCAAATTCTATATTGCTATTGAACACTTGATCCACAACATCCCTGGATATATCAGCCGGAATCCTTTCAAGGTCTTGCAGGAGTTGCACGGCAGATTCAGCCGAGCGGCCGGTCTTTTTTGCCTGGAAGGCTGTTGTCCCAATAAGCTTTGTTTTTGCTGATACCGTCACTATCCCGGCCTGCTTGGCCATATAGTAGAAACTGGCAATGGTAATCCCGGTGCCTTTGTGGTTCAGGCAGGCAGAATACTGCTTATCACATTTGTCCGGGGAGTACTTATGGCTGATTCCGCTTAGGGTATGGAAATACCCACGCCCGGCTTCCCCGAACTTATCACTAAGTGCAAAAGCCACCGTTACCCAATCAAAATAGGAATCCACCAGGTCAACACCCCTATCCGCTACCTGAGCAACGATCTCATCAAAGTCAGATTGAACGAATACTTGTTGCGGCAGCTTGGTTAACGCTTTTTTTTTCGGCGGCGGGTATATAGCGAATTTGGCCGATCCTTCGTTTATAAAAAGTTCATGATCCGTAGAAACAAACCTTGCTCGGCTGACATCCTTGCCGGATGGGTCAACGACAATACCGTAAGTTGAGAATAGATACTCAGACAGCCCAAGAAAACTTTCAGCATGTTTTTTGGGATTAATCTTGAAAACTGCGGCTACACCTTTTCCTCCTACTGATTTCCAGGCTGCAAAGGTATATTTATCGGCTGCCAGCTGCTGTTTCACAACTACAGGATCAATATCGTCAATATCTATACATATAAACCCACTCGGTTCGACTAAACCTGCGATACTTCTATATGAAAAGACTCCACAGATTGTCGCAAGAGGTAATGCGATCTTTTCAATTTTATTATTACGGTAATCGATAATCTCGTTGTTCCATCTGCCATTCTTTATTGCATACAGATATGATAAAATATCCATTGTGCCACCATTGGATAAATGCTTCACGTTATTGAATACCGAAATATTACCTGCTGTCATAGTTGTATATTTAAAACCGGCTTTTCATACTGGAACTGCTTCCGCAGCTCATCAAAAAACCAGCTGGATGTTATGTCTTTGTGCCACTGATCGTAATTTTTACCATTCATATGGCACCATTCTTTTACTTTCTCCTGGTAGAGTTCAAGCAGGTTATAGGCAATTGTGTCGTTCATGCCCGTTTGGGAATCCTTGGCCTGCTGTATAATAATTTGCTTCACCGCATGGATGGCCCCATATGGATTTGCACCTCGCTGCTGAACCTGCTCAACTATGCCGGTGATATTTATCGATGATGAGATCAATTCAAACTCCACGGAAGCCTTATCGTATTGCGGTGCTTTCTGAGATTGCTCAGCACCACAAAATGGACATACCCGGGCCTGCAGGGAAATGATCGCCTCGCATTGCTCGCACAATTTGACCGGTGCAGCACCATCAGCTTTCTGCTTACCAGGCTTGGGTGGATTATGGAAAATAAAATGCCAATCACGGGGGGTGGACCAGTCGCCATGCCGGAGTGCGTTGCCACCCAAGTCCAGAATAATGAAATGATCTTTGTTCTCGAAGGGGCGCGACCCACGACCGGTACATTGTAACCAGAGAGGCAGCGATAAGGTCGCGCGGTTCATGATAACGCATTTAATACTGGGTTCATCGAATCCAGCTGTAAGGATGCCAATATTACAAAGTATAGCATCAGGAGTGGCCGCAAACCATTTTAGTATTTCCGCCCGTTCAGCATCCGGCATTTCTCCGTCCAGGTGACGCGCATTATAGCCGGCATCTACAAAAGCCTGAGTGACCATCTGGGAATGCTCAACCGAGCAGTTAAAAACTATGGTCTTTTCGCCTTTAGCATGATCTTCGTAGCCCTTAACGCAATTCATGATGTGCTTAGACTTGGAGTATTCCCGGGACATCTCAAAGGCATCAAATTCACCGTTTTTTACTTTTAGCTCAGCAGCTGAGACCTGTCCTTTAATGTGGAATGTCTTATTCGGGACCAGTGCGCCTATCTGGATCAGGTCCGGGATATCGGTACTACAGATAATTTCATGGTACTGCTCTTTTAAAGGATGTTTTTTAGATGACGATATTGGCGTGGCCGTAAGTCCGACAATAAGTGTTTCCGGGAAATACTGGTGAATCTTTTTAAAGTTGCCGATATGGGCCTCATCGATCACTACCAGCCCGACATCTCCAAACCAATTTGGGGACTTTTTAAGCCGGTTGTTTGCCGTTTCCACCATGGTCACATATACCTGGCTATTCGGGTTCCGGTAAGATACACCGGATACTATTGCCTCAGGAAATACGCCATACTGCCCGGCATATGCTTTCCGGAATTGTATAAGTAGCTCATCGCGGTGAACAATGAATAAGACTTTCTTATCCGGCATAGCCTGGCAGAACCGATGAATAAGGGCTGATGCGGTGATGGTCTTTCCTCCGCCGGTGGGCAATTGGAATATCAAGCGCATCAGCCCGGAAGCGTAAGCAGCAGCAATGTTGTCATTACCTGTCTGCTGGTAAGGTCTGAGTGTTTTCATTTTTCACTTTAAACAATTTCAGAATGTCAATTAAGGGCTCGATGTTCTCCCTTTCTATAAACACCGGATTTGTACCGATACTCAGCGCGATATGCTGCGGATGCGACTTGTCTATGACCAGATCAGGGATGCTGAGCTGTTCAATGATGATTCTATTATTCATAAAATAAAAAAGAGCGCTTAGTGCGCTCTAAAATTTGTCATGTTCATTTTTTACAAACTCCACCGCCACCTTCTGGACGTGTGGGATAAAAATGTAAGGAAATGTGCCTTTGGCAACATCCTGGCATAAAATTTCCTTTACTTCAAAAAGCTTTAGGTTGTAAGCAAGTCGATCCCCAACAAATACCGGTTCTGCCGGATTGATAATCAGGCTTATTTCAGACCGGCCACATTCAATGCTTTTTACCGGCTTTTTATTGCCTTTGTCGTCCTCTATTTCGCGGATAACCTCTTTCGATGCAATACGCTTTGTATTGATCATATAGGGGGGGGGTAAGCCTTCCGTGGAAGCTGCCCTGAATATTTAGTGTTCTCATAAAATTAAATGCCCGGAACCGCCGGGCGCGGGTTGATTAATTAACGATAAAGTGTTATAGCGTTCGCGATTATCACTCAATTTTGATAGGACATGGTCAAATATTGAGCTCATTGCACCTACGGTATAAGAAGGATAATTGTCCCCTGCGGCTTCCTTAGCTTCTGCTTCCAGGCCGGTTAACCTGTTCATAATAAATTCTACCAATTCTTGATCACGTTTTTTTGACATATACTTACCGGTTATCGGGAGCCGGGGCCGTTTTGTTGGTTAACGATTTTTTAAAATATTGATATACCCACCTTTTATATCTTTTCTCTAGCTCATTCTCCACTTCATCGTGTGTTCTCTTATGTTCTTTGTAGACGATTAAAGTTCGTCCTGCAGGTGTATGCAGGTAAAACTCTAGGGTTGCCATACGCCTTTGTTTTCCGTGCTTCGTATACTCGTCGTTTCCGTCTCTTCTGTAACTAAACTCGATATCTTCAATCCCTTTTGCACCAGATTTTATGATAAGACTCCAAATTTGGTACTTGGTATATTCAATTCTATCAAGCGAATTCATTCTTTTTACCGGGTATCGGGAGCCGGGGCCGTTAAAAAAGTTATACTGTTTTCGACCTGATTACCGAATACATCCCAACCTGCGCGCTGATTACGAGCAAACATTTCCAGGCGCTTACCTGGAGATACTTGTTCAATCAATTCTGCAAATACTTCTGGTTTTTTACTGTGACAAGGATAACCGTTGACATAAGGTCGTTTGGCTTCGATCACACTTTCGGGTATAATACCTGTAGCCTTTAAGTTACCACGCCTGCAGAACAGTAAAAATTCACTCGTTCCTCTCACCATTCCACCTAGGCCGCCGCCCATTTTCTTTTTCTTCCAGGTAATACAGGTTACATATTTAAACCCCCAAGCTTTTATCACCGCCTTTGATTCAAGAAGGTATTTGTTCGTTACCCACATGAAAAGATGCGCATCTTTTGCTACTATACTTTTTACAGGAATGGCAGCAATCTCGTCAATTGACATTGTTGGATATGGAAGATCAAGGCTCTTGTTATCTACGGGCACCCATAACTGTTTATCACCATCCATTTTATAGCCTGAAAGCTTTCGTCCGCCTTTTTGTTCCCAGGGCGGATCTGCATATATTACGTTGTACATTCGTTATAGTTATTTTGTCATATAATATTTAAAAGCCAAATAGTTTAATTCGCGCTCGCCAATCTTCCAAAGCCTATCGCCTTCTTGCATAGTAATCAGGAAGACCTTACGATTCACTTTAGACACACCGAAGACTATTGCTTTTTTTGTGCAGGTGAGCCTGCAGTATAAAACCATCTGGCGAGGGTAGCTGAACTGCACGAATGCTGATTCAAATTGCTTTTTTGTGGCAGCAAAGGTTGATTTTAGGTCCGATACAATACCTGGCACAAAGAAGTCAAGCTTTGCCTTTACATCCAGGGCAAAAGAAAAGCCCTCATATTCGAATTGAAATGAGGGCTGATATAGTTCCTTCTGTAGTTCCGGTTGGCACCGGATAAAATCCTGATACAACTTGTCTTCCTGAAGGGCCTTATACATTAACCGGGAATTCTCATACTCAACAGGTGTAAAGGTGTAATCCGTGTCAAAAATCCGATTCTGTATCAGATCTATCTTTTCAGGTTCCGTCACAACAGCATCAAACAGGCTGCCCAGTCGGTAGGCATTGTAAGTATCTATATCTATTTCCGGAAAGATTCCCAGGGTGCGGCCGAGCTTTGTAAGCCCGGAGTTAGAGCAAAATGGATGGGCGAAGTAGTCGGGCATATGAAACTAAAGATTATTAACTAAAAGCCTTTTGCTTTTAAATTATCAATTGCTTTTTGTTGTTTTTTAGGAAGACAATTGTAGCACAAATGCTCGTACTTTCTTCCTTTATTCAAAGACCAACCCTCACGCCAAAATTTCTCATTATAGCTATCGTTCGGGGCGACAGATTCTTTTTGACACTTGTCACATTTAATAGTGGTCGTGCTTTCTCCTGTTGTTATCATTCTATTTCATTTTCATTGCCCTGGTGGAAAAATCATCTTCAGTGGGCACGCCCTCGATGACGGTACCTTTATTTAGCTCTTTATTGGCGGCCGTGAACATGAAAGAAAATTTCTTCAGTGCATCGTCTACCGTCATCAGGCTCATTTGGTTGGTGATCCACCATTGAATTATGGGCAAGATTTCCTTGTGCGATTTGGGAGCATATTTCTGCTTATGTACTGTTCCTTTCGTTTGCTCAACAGTAGGAGCGATGGCCGCTTCCGCAAAAGAATTACCGAGCTTTTCGGTGTTGGCTTTAGCTTCAAACGCTTCAATGTTTTGCGCTGATTCAAGCACTATGCTTTGAGCGATACTATTCTGCTCTTCCTGGATTCGGGCGGCAGCTGCTTCTGCAGCGCTGGCATCGGCGGCAATAGTGGCCAGTTCAGCCACGCGTCCCGGGATGAGTGCGGTATATCGCTCAGCTTCCTGCTTGATCTTTTCTGTATAAGCATTTGACAGCAGAGGAAGGGTTTCGTTGTAAGTCTTGTAAAAGATCTGATTCAGTTCTTCGACTGGTAGAGCCGGTGGATTTATTGGCTGAACATTGAATTCAATAAGCGGGTACCTGTCCGTGGTGATCGTTTGCATAAACGCTACTAATTCAGCCTGCGTGCCTTGCTTATAAAAATCCTTTGAAATAAATTCAAGTGTCACAGCCAGTGCACCGGTGTAAATACGGTCCATGTCCTGCTGGATCCGGAAAGCAAAATCAACCTTAGCATTTTCAAGCGCTACCTTAGCTGCGCTTTCTTCCTGTGCCTTCTTAACTCTTAAGTGCTTTTCAGCTGCCCAGGCATTGGACCAGGTGACCAAACGCTTGGCCTCAGTATCGATAGCATTTTCAGCAGCCGTAAACATCGATTTAATCTCATCCATCTTCCTGGTGATCGGCATGCGGCGCTCCTTATTCATGTCAATGGCCTGCTTTGCCCGTGACCGAAGGTCATTCACCTGGCTTTCAACACCATCACCAGAGATTACATCTAATGCACTCAGGTCAGAGGGTAAAATAATTGCTTGCATGGCAGCAATCGCCCGGGAGGTTAGTTCTTGATTTTGGGTTAGTACTTCCGGGAGCGTTTCTAAAGAAATACCCCCATTTGTTATGGGGGTATTAGGAATTAATGCTTGTTCCATATCTATTAAAATGGCAATTGCCCTGGGTTTTGTGGGTTAAAATTAGGTTGCTGCTGCTGAGCTGGTGGCGCTGGTGGTGTCCATTGCTGCTGCTGCTGCGGTTGTCCGTACTGCGGTTGTGCCTGCTGAGCCGGTGGCGCTGCCGGGGGTGTCCATTGCTGCTGTGGCACCTGTTGTTGAGCTGGCTGGTTGTACTGTTGCTGCTGAGGTGCAGGAGCAGCATATTGCTGTGCTGGTGGGGCGTATTGCTGCTGCTGTACTTGTACTGGTTCAATCTTCCAGGCATTGATATTGGTAATCACTGTTTCACCCTGCTGGCCATTAAATAGACTACCACGAAGGTTGTAAGAAACCTTAATCACATCGCCAACTTTGTACTGGTCGATAAGACTGGTATTGTTATTTACCAACTGCAACATGATAAAGTTCGGGTAAGTCTGCCCGTTGTTGGTTTCGGATACGTCCAGGATAAAGTTTCTGTGTGAGAAAGTCTGGGTACGTTGCACCGGTTGGTCGATACGATAAATTTTTCCTGTTACTTGATTTGACATTGTATTTAAATTTAAAATGGTTCGTTGCTTTGAGAATTATTAGGATAAGGCTGTTGCGCGTATGGTTGCGATTGCGGTTGTGCCTGTTGGTGTGTGGGTGGTGATACGATATAGGCCGGTGCATAATTGCCAGACGGCTGCGCTATTGACTCTGGCAGGGCTTCTTCTGTATTATCCGCACCTATGCTGAATGCAAACGGTGTTTTGCGGACTTTACGAAGTGCATGTTTTATAAGTTTGGTTTGCACAAAGCTTTCATCATCATACATGGCTGGATTTTGGCTTTTGGCCCTGAGTTCTTTTAGTCGCTCAGATGATAACCAGGATAATTCCCGACTGCCGTCCGGGTAGACCACGTAGATATATCCTGCCAGCATACCTTCCAGGGTAAATTTAGGCCTTCCTTCAAAAAACATGGTGTGCTGTGCCACTTGCTTACCATCCGGTGTATTAGATATAGAGAACTGTTCCCCACGCCAGACAAGCACCGGTTCAGAGCAGTGGTCGATAGCTCCGGACTTTTGTGCCAGGTAAATTTCACCGTCAGCGGTTACCTTATAGCCGATATTTACGCCGGTACCCTTCATTCTGGATAGGTAGATGTGATTCGCGATAGACGAAAGTGAAAGCCCCGACTGCATTACCTCCAGGAAGATGTTCGCTCCGGTCTCAATAGTGATCTGAGCGTTTGCATTTTTCGGGTCCGAAAGGTATAATTTCAATCGGGACATATAGTTTGACAGTTCAGCGGTAACAATCCGCTTTGCCTCATCTTCTGAAACTATATGCGTTTTCTGGGCTATCTGCTCATAGATAGCAATACGGGACATTATTTGCCCGTACAATTGTTCAATAATTTGCATTATGATTTATTTAATAGATGATACTTAATCCTTCTGGGGTCTTCACCCGGCTCAAGGCTACATATAGCTGCCCTTCCTGGAAGCATGGAGAAGTGAGGTCAATGGTACATTCTTCAAAAGTGAGGCCCTGGCTTTTATGAATGCTTATAGCATAGGCCAGTTTAAAGGGATATTGCGAGATGCTCCCGATTTCTCGCAGTTCAATCTCATCGCTTTCTTCATTGTAGATATATTCCTTTTTAGTAAAGGTCTTGATCTCCAATGGATACTCAATATTGTTTACCTTAATAAAATAGTTGTCATCCTTGCCAACGATGAAGGTTCCCAGAGTGCCGTTACAAAGTGGAGTGTTCGGGCTGTTTACCAGGTACATGATCTTTGCACCGTGTTTTACGTTTATGATCGGTTCCAGATTAAAGTCTGATATTTTAGCATCACCTTCAATGATGGCATCAAAAGAATACGCCTTCTCATCTTTGATATTATCCAGGCCGAGCTTGTTATATTTGGCTACAGTTGAGTTGTAGGGAGCCAGGATAACGCCTTTTTGCCCTTTGCCTATGAATTGCCGGAAGTAGCCCGATTTGCCTCCCTCGCGAACAATGTTAAGGTTCTCAATGAATTCAGGATTATCCTGCCTGAGCACGTCGGTCAGTTCAATAACCTTTGGTTTGATCTTTGTGAATATCCTGGCGGAGTCGAACTGTACTGAACTGTACATACCCAAAAGAATAGATTTTGTATTGTCGTCTGCCACTGGTGGCAGCTGCTTTAGGTCACCTACAAGAATTACCTGTTTGTTAAACAAGGAGCCGCAGCCGTTCTTCTGCATGGTCATGTTAATAGCATCGAGCAGATCCGGGCGAAGCATAGAAACTTCATCAATAATGAAGGTGTCAACTTTACGGATAATGTCACGCTTCTGGCTTTTAAGGAATCTGCAGTCTTCGAACTTTATCACACCGAAAGGCTGAACATTAAAAAAGGAGTGAATCGTTTGCCCTTCTATATTTGTTGCGGCTATTCCGGTAGGTGCCAGGGCAACTACTTGCTTGCCTTCCTTTTTGAGCGCCTGAATCACCTGCTTTACAATGTAAGACTTCCCTGTTCCGGCTTTACCTGTGAGGAAAATATTTTCACCTTCCAGAGCGGCATTTAAGAATGTGTTTTGAGATTCTGTGAGCATATTATTTCATTTTGGTCGATGGCCATTTGAGCATTTACAAACCTTATATTGATCTGACCGCGAACAAATCCTATAGTTTCGGCAAGGGACTTCAAGGTGGTTTGGATGTATTGCGTTTGCTTGAACCTAAAAGGATGATAGAGATTTTGCATGAAGTACCGGTCCACGCTGTTCAGTTGCGGGTGGGATATACAGGAATGTGCCATTTTTACAATGTGCATAGCCTGGCGGTCAAACATTTCCTTTTCGGCCTGACTACTGAAGCCATGATCAAAGAATGTTGGGGCAGGGTGAACGAAAGTCAGCAGGGATGATAATATGTCTTTCATATAAACTGAAAATTTATAAGTTCTGGATTGTCGTGAATATTGCCGATTACTTCCATCTTATGACCTAAATAGTGCGCTAATACTGTAGAATAATCTGAAACATCATTTGCATCCTTAGAGGCAAATGAGCCTGGAATTGATAAGACAAATTCTGTAAAAGTTGATTTTTGACCACATAGCTCAATGGTTCTTTGAATAACATCACCCTCGTATATATCAACACCGTTTTTGTCTTTCAGGCCGGTGAATTGACCGACAGTTTTTTGGTCTACTCGCCACCAAAACTCAGCATTGAAATACTCATCATCAAAATCTACCATTTCTCCAACTATGAAATCAGGTGATATTAAGTTCCCTTCTATCCATTCTCCATCATTAGTCTTTTTTCCCCTAAATTTGATTTCTCTATTCATTTAAGTTAGTTTGATTATTATTTAAAAAAATGGCACTAGGCAGTACCCGCCCCTTTGCTGCTCTTATTGCAAAAAATACCTAACAAGGGGATAGGCTCACCCAGCAAAAGACAGAGCAGCTTTGTTTTACCCAGCCTTTAGGTTCAGCACAAGGGTTATGATTGGATGAATTAGATAAAAAATTCTTTAATTCTTGACCAGCCATAAGCTCCTTTTACTAATTCAAGGGCTTTGTCAAGTGGCAGCTCGGTATCGGTAACTTTATGTTCGCTCAGGAAGTTCGCGCACCCTGCACTACAGGCACCAGTGATCAGACGGAATTGAGCAATACTCATTTTACCTGATGCTTTTACTTCCTTCACTATATCTTCTACATTAGCATTCTCCTGCAGGAACTTAAAGTTTACATCCTCAATGGCCTGTTTTATTGTAGTTGCATGCGCGTAATATTTGTCACGCTTGGCAACATAGCAGTCTTTTTTAGTGTTGAAAAACTGCCCTACAAATATTTCAAAATCATCAACCTTCTTTTTACTCCTGATAATCGTAGCAATACCGTCAATCATTTTGATCTTATGATTTGACATTATAAGATCTACGTTGCTATAAAACGCATAGTTCCCGATGGTGGTAACCGAATCAGGCAGGGTTACGCTCGTAAGGTTGTTGTTATAAAACGCATAGTTCCCGATGGTGGTAACCGAATCAGGCAGGGTTACGCTCGTAAGGTTGTTGCTCCTAAACGCATAGTTCCCGATGGTGGTAACCGAATCAGGCAGGGTTACGCTCGTAAGGTTGTTGCTCCTAAACGCATCGTTCCCGATGGTGGTCAGCGAATCAGGCAGGGTTACGCTCGTAAGGTTGTTATAAGCAAACGCATCGTCCCCGATGGTGGTCAGCGAATCAGGCAGGGTTACGCTCGTAAGGTTGTTGTTATAAAACGCATCGTCCCCGATGGTGGTGACCAATTTCCCTTCGATTTCGCGAGGGATAGTTAATGATTTTGGATTTCCTTCAACGCCAGTAATAGTAACTGTTTCGTTCTGGATCTTGTAATTGAATTTCATTTTCATAATAGAATTGTTTGAGAGTTCTTAATAGAATTGTTTGTGAGTGAGGCGGTAATGCCCGGGATCGAACCGGGCGGCTCTATTGAACTGCTCCGAAGCATTACCTTATAACCAGTAGTGCGGCTGTTTCAGCACGTATTTACCCTATCTCAGGCGGATAGTCTGGGACTTAAAGTATTTGTATTATTGTTGCTCCATTGTCTCTATGCGCAACTCGGGAGGCGTTAAAACGCATTCAAGCCTATGCCATTCATAGAGGGCCTTTTTGCAACCAGCGATGTCAAAGAACTCTAACCTTTTGGCAATACGAAGCCGTTCGCAGCTATGCGTTAATTTTTTAAAGGCTATGTATTGTGGGTAATTACTTACGGGGTCTGCCCCTATGTTGGCCTGCTTGTACTCTTGCTATAAGCGCGTCAATGTCAGCCTGCTTTTTTTCTTTCGGTGTAGGTCTCGGTTTTTTAGGCTTACATAACTCAGCCTTTATTTCAAGTAGCTCTGCAAATTTTCGGAATGCCAGCGCTTTTAATTTTAGTGATCGATGCCGGGTCATGATTAAGCAATATTTTTCTTAGTCGCTTCTTCTTTAAAGTTTGCCAATGCTTTTCTTATCTTGTCGATAGACCCGATTTGAGCCTTTCCGGTTTCCAGTATTCGATTCAAGGTTTTATTCGCCAACTTGGCATCGTCCTGGATAACTTTTTTTGATCCGTAGTTTTCGCAAAACGCCTTAAGCTCCTTCAGCTCTGCTTTCGGATAATTCACCACTACCGTTTCCCGGTTTGTTTTTCGTACCTTCGCGCAGTTGATCAT